GCCGGGCCCGAAATATCCCGCCCGCGAAATCGTTTTGTTTTGCCACCTTCAATCACAGTGTCTGAATCCCTGTCCATTGAATACCCAATTGAAAAATCTGTCAGATGCCCAGCTGCCACCTTCCGCCATTGATCCTGTGCGCCCTCGTCGAAATATGCTGTACCCACCAACTCGTTGTTTTCATTCCTAATATTCCTGACAGAGCCAATCACGGAGCTGGTATCCCAGCGGCTATGGGAATCCAGCATCACCACTTGATCCGGTACTTTTGTTGATTTCAAATCCAGCACAACATCAATTTCCCCCAGATTCCAGTCGTATTCCCGCACGCCGTTTTCAGTAGCGAGCACAACCTCAACCGAGCGGTTTTCTTCGTCAATTGTTTTTGGTTTTTTGTACTTTTGTGATGCGATTTTTCTATATATCAAATCAGACATGGCAAACCCCCTGTTATTTTTGATCTTCTACTGCGCTAGGTGCGTTGGCGTTCGCTGTCGAAACCTCTGTCCCTGACCCGATTCCAAACTCATTTTTCATCTCGTCACCCAGCTGAATCTCCTCGTATATCCTGTCCAGATCACGTCCCCTGCGTGATGCTGCTTCAAACGGTGACATAAGATTCTGATTTATCAAAGAAATATCTGCTTTGCCCTCCTTCAGCGGATCAACCGGAGACATCCCAGGGGGCAACCATTCAGCCTCCTGATAAATCCACGGATCACTCATAAACCCGGGCAAATCCAGCCGACCAGACATTACGCCCGTAGAAAAAAACGGCTTTATCGCCGGCCAACAAAACTGCCTGATGTGCCGTGCTATAACTGGTCGTAATCTATCATAAAAATCATTTCGTGTTCCACGTAGAACAGTGTAATTTAGGCCTTCGTAGTCCCCTGAAATCAGTTCGTATGGGGCTCCTGATGTGACAGCCAGCATACGAAGGATAAGCCGGACGTACTCCTTGAAGTTCCCGGATGGTCTTTGCGGATCTGCGAACTGAATTTTTTCGTTTTCATTCAGAAATTCAATGGTTGCATCCTCGATATCCATGAAACGGTTTTCAGCGTCATCACCTGTTCCGGCCTCTGAAAATGCAGATTGAAACCCGGATGGATCATCCTTTGTAACAAAACCCAGCCACCGTGAAGCCATTGCAACCGATCCCTGCTCTGAATCCAGGTACGACTTCAGCAGGTGCGCCGTTTGAATCGCCGACACCAGCTGTGAGATGCCACGCACCTGACCCGGGCGATCCATTTTGAAAATATGAATCACATTTTCAGCCGGCATCCGAACCACTTTGTGATTGTATCTGTTCTCCTGGAAATGGTACGCATCAACCGCTCCGGTTTTTTTGTTAAATTCCACACCGTTAACTACAAGGTTGCCTCTATCGTTGGCTTCAACCGTGTAGTTATTTTGCAGTTGATCTGCATCAATCGGCTGCAGAGTATACGGAATATAGCGGGAGCGATCCCCAAAGTTTTTTATAAAAAACGATTCCCCGGCAACAACGTCATCACTCTTTCCAAGCGCCTGTAATTCATAGAAATGTTGTTTTCCATCAGTTGATGCTTTGTCAGCCCACCTGGAAAACGAATCCTGAATTTTTTGGATCGTCATCTTGTCCAGCCTGCCGTCCGGGGACTTCACCCTTGAACGGAATTTGATCCCGTCCCCGACGACGTAGTTCACAATTTGATTTCTCGCGTTGTAAAAATAGGGGAAATCACGATCAAGCTGTCTGCCACGGGCACGGACTTTCTCGGATGATGCGCCTATTATTGTGTTGGGGTCTTGATTTGTAGGCTGCCAGGAGTAGGTGAATTGATTTGTTTTCGCGGCGCCGTATAGCTGGCTGCGTTGATTGCGGAAAAAACTGGAAAGGGCTTTGAGATTGTTTTTGTCTTTTAGAAATTTTGTCGGGTTAAACAGAAATGAAATTTTCTGTCGTAGGTTCATATTCTCCCATATATTCGGTGTTTATATGCCCCTGACTCCTGTTTAGCACGCTGTTCAACAAAATTAAAATACCTGAAAAAATCCTCAGAACTTTTGAACGATATTTGTTTGTCCCCGCGTGAAAACTGCCTTACAAGGTGTTCACCGTCCGCAAGGGCGTCAAGCATGTCGTTATATAATGCTGTCCAGGTTGTAAAGGGCATGTGTAAACTCCTGTTTTTATTCTACCATTGTACACATCCCCTCCTTTTTACCACCCTATTACTTGGCCTGTCAACATCTTTTTGCAACTTTTGTTGCGGATTTCTACTTTTGTTGACACGATTCGCAAAAATATTCACACCACCGCCCGGGAATTCAGGATCAACCAGCGCATGACATCCGACCTCACAGTCAAATAAATGATTGTCCCGGTGCACTGCCACCCATTCAAACGCCCGCTTTTTACGATTCCAGCGTTTTTCTTCAGCAAGAAATTGGTGCGGGTAATTGTTGTCAATATCTTTAGGCAAATACGCCGCCTCTGTCACTTGGTCAATGGCGTTCTGCAGCCGGAAGTGTACCAGATCTTTCATCGTGTCCGTCGCAACCGAGATCACCCGGACGCCACGGGGTAGCGCCTGACCAGAGGGTAGTTTCTCAATCGGAGACCCGACCTTGATCCGGGTTGCCATTGCCTTTGAAGCCCCCTTCATTAGAAAAATAGGGGGGACACGACCGAGGTGCTGAAGCGCCCAAATATATGTTTGTTCCGTTGAGCTGTACGCGTCCCCGGAGTATTTCCCACCGCCGATATCTATACCAACACGCCAAAAGCCCATGACATTGCCCCCTGTTTGGCGGTACTGCGTATTGAAAATGAACTGTGACAAGTCATTGAAATCACCAACAATCTGCCCCCAATCTACCAACCAGCTTGTAAAATCCCCTGCGAATGCCCTGGCTGCGTACCAAAAATTCGTTTTGTGCACGTCGACAAAACAGACCAGCGCAACCGCCGCGTCCGGGACTGTGCCCCTAGAATAATTACTACAAGCTGCCTCAAGTTTTTTGTCGTTGATCTCGATCTGAGTTCTTGCGAACGGTTCACCGAGCGTTGAGTTGACGAAGCCCTGCAGGTTGTCGGGGCTGTCTTTAACCTCCTGATAATTCTTGACAATCAAATCAAGATCACCTGATTTTCCCAACAACGAATACAGCCGGTTCACGTGAAACCCTACGCTTGATTCGCTACCTGTCAACTCAGTCCTCGGTACTGCGATCCCATGCCCAACTGCGAAATTTTTCTCTATCGTGTTCAGGTGATGCCCACAGCCACCGCACACGTAGCACGCTGTTTTCAGGTCAATGTATCCAATCCTGTGCATTTTCCCATCGTGCCCCCTAAAACCACCATCTACGAAACCACCCGGATATTTCTCAGACCAGCGAAGGGGCTGGTACAATCCGCATTTCGAGCACGGCACATGCCAGTCAATGATAGCATCGCATGCTTTCAACTCAGTGAAAATATTGCCTTCTTCATCGGTCGGCGTTGACAGGATCAAAATTTTTGGGTTGAAAAATGATTTTGTTCGCTCAATACCCAATGAAACAGGTGATGCCTCACGGGTAGAAACGTAATACCCAGGTTTGTCGACCTCATCAAAAATCACAACCTGGATCGGACGTGATGCCAGCCGGGCAACAGACGACGACCAGCCAACCGTCATGTATGAGCCGTTGAACAACCGCAAATCCCTCTGTGTAGACGTGTCCCACTGAACAAGCCTCTTTAAGCCCCTTGAATTGCGAAACATTTTCACGATGCGTTCACGCATCATATATTGAGCCGTGTCTTCATCCGCCATGACCAACATCACAGAGGAAGGGCGGTATGACGTGTAAAACCCAGCCACAGACAGCGCCGCCTCTGTACCTGCGATTTGTGCCGGTTTCATGAAGACGACCTTCTGGATTTTCGATTTTGGGGATAGTGCGTCCAGAACCGGACGGAGGTACGGGGTGCGATCCATGCGCATCGGGCCCTGCTCCTCGCTCGGAGGTCCCAACACCCGATATTTTTCTACCCATTCAGGTATTGACAGCCTTGGACGTGGCGATATAACTGATTTGAATTTATTGCTATTTCTGATTTTCATTGATTTCCGGTTCAAAGTTCATCAGTAAAACTTCAGTTCTTTTGCTTTTCCCAACACCGTTTTGACCTGCTGCTGATCCTGCACTGGTTGAAAATTCAACACGAAAAAAATCATCAGGATATGCAAAATTGTCATACCCTGACATGATGAATTTACCTTTTATGTTTTCCAATATTTCTAATAGTTTATCAAGCTCACCCCGGGTATATCCTGAATAGTGCCCCTGGTTTGTGCCTACATAGGGGGGATCAATGTAGAAAAAAGTGTTTTCAGTATCCCAAACTTTTATACAATCAACAGCGTCTGTGTCTGTGACATGACACTTTTTCAATAAATCCAATAGGTTAAAAAGCCGGTTTTTTTGAAAATTAAAAGTAAATGGTGAATTGCTGTTACACCTTGATTTGCCATACCCTCCATTAATTTTTTTCGCATACGAAAAAGTTATATTAACAAAAAAAGCCACAGCAAGATCAAGTGGTTCTGTATTGGAATCCCTGCACACCTCTTTTGAATCGTGGTAAATACGCTCTGAATAAGGAATGAAAGCTAACCGTTCAAAAAATTCAAACGCCTGTGTTTGTAATACCTTGTAAAAATTAACAATCAAACGATTGGTGTCGTTCAGGACGGCACGATAATGTTGGCAGTTGGTAACCGGTTTCCACCCCATCGTAACCAACACAGCTGCGCCCCCTGCGAACGGTTCACAATATATATTGTGTTCCGGAATCAATTTCACAATTCTTGATGCCAATTTCTGTTTACCTCCGTAACAGCCAAAAAAGGATTTCATTCGTCACCTCCCATATCAGCCCACTCGCGGATACGATCCATCACCGCCTCCATCTCTTCTTCAAGAATTTCTTCGGCTTCCTCCCTGGAAGTGTTGCACACCCGGGGTGCAGTCTTCGCAGGAACGTTATCAATCGCTGAACGCACAGCGCCGAACCCCTCGCAGAATTGCCGTTCAGCTTCTTTCGTTTCCATGTATCTCCCACGCAGCACCTGATTTTCAAATTCTGCTTTGTCTGCCTTCGCCCTTACCAGGCGAGCTTGCGACGCCTGCTTTGTTTCGTCGCCACCTCCAACCCCCCGGGCTTTGTTCCTGACATACCACTCGATGCAGTCTGGAATGTAGTACGTCGCCCGTGCGTGTTTGGGCATGCCTTCTTTCACCCAACGGTTGATAGTACTCTCTTCAATTTTCAGCAACAAAGCTAAATACCTCGTGCCTCCAAACCCCTGTTTTTTATCCATAAAATTTGTCCTGTAAGGCGTTGAAAAAGCAAAGAAAAAATGGTCAAAAAGTAGCCAGTTTTTGCGG